AAATTTTTCATAAAATGGTTCAAATTCTCCGTTATTTGCAAGTACCCATTTTTTAGATTCCAAGATACCATTAACAAAAGCGGTAGGAACAGATGGATCAGCAACAACATCAATTGCTACTAATCTAAAATCGGATACAACGCCTATTCCTTGTTTATTATTATCGACTCTTCCTAATGCTCTCGAAGATACACCAAGTTTTACACCATCCATGATCAATGAACGAACAACCTGACCCATGGGAGTAGAAAGAATTTTGGATTTACCTTCAAAAATATCACCGTTTTGTTTTAATTCTGTTACAATATGACAAGCTCTTTCTAAATTAACTTCTGGCGTTGTTGGATGATTTAATTCTCCAGTTGCTCTATTGTTTACAATCATTTCAGAAGTATATCTATTAACTTCTTCGATCATTTGATTTCTTGGATAGATTCTGTTGTTTCTGTTAGGTTTATCGGCCATCAAAAATGGTCCTTGAATAAACATGTTTGAAGGTGAGTTTCTATTTTTTTCTTCTACTAAGTAATTTAGTTCGTAACTCGGTGACTCTACTAACAGATTATAGGCATTGCTCATATATCAAATATTACTTATACTGCAATTATTCATTTTAAATGCTTTTCACTTAAAATAAAAAATAAATAACCTTTTTTATTTGCATATTGTTTAGCAGCTTGCCACTTGGCAGTGTTTACTGCATATTGATATTTTTCATAAATCATTGTCTTTTGAGACTTTTTATTCGTGATTGTTGGAGGATATGTTTGTTTTTCCGGTTTAACCTCAACTAATACTTTTTTTGTAGTGCCATCTTTCATTTTTATTTCAGCGACCATGTCTATGAAATATCTATGAACTTTACCATCTAATGGAGATTGATAAGGAATCACAACAGATTCAGATCCCCAAGATAAAACATTTGGACTATTGTCAAAATATCTCATAGAAAGTAATTCCAACCCACTTCTATATATTATTGGAGTAGTACCTTTGTATTTTTTAAGATTTTTTGGATTAAAAATACCTTGTTTGTAATTTGTATTTTTTCTTCCAAGTTTTTTCATTTTAACCCACAAAAAATCTAACAGGATCAGTATCTACGTAATTTGACATTAGTTCTTTTTCTAATTCATCTTTTTCTTTTTCACCCTGTCTCATCACATCTTGATAATTAACAGTTTGTCCGCCAAATAAACTAGTTCCTCCGTATTTTCCTCTAGTGTGACCTATTGCTATTTTTGTTAATGCTGTCGTATATCTAAAAACCCATAATTGAGAAACTAAATCACGAATTGGTTTTTGAACCTTGCAACCAATTAAACCAAAATAAACATTTGATGTATTTGGTTCTGGAATTAGTTTTAACATTTGTGTATCTGGATTAAATCTAAAATAAGGCTTTAAGGCTAAAAGTTTTTCTCTAGTATCTAACCAATCTTTTAAAACATGCCAAGTAACTAAATCATATCCAACATTTCCCAACAAATGACCGAAATATGCTTGTTGTGCAATAGTATGTTCAATAGTGAACAAAGTATTCACACCACTAGTGTTACCTTGCTCCAAAGAAAAAACATCTACGACTTTTCTATAATCATCCAAATCAAAATCATAACCGTCTGGATTTTCTGGTTGAGATGGATCGCTTGAATTGTTAAGTTCTGGTGTTATTGAAAACAATCTATCAATTTTTAAACCAACTCCTCTTCTATATAAATCAGATCTAAAAATTAAATATTCTTCTGTTACACCTGAAAATTTAGTGAACCATTCAATAGCAATATCAATTAGTTCATACATCTGTTCACTACTAATTTCGATTTCAATTAAAGGTTCTCCAAGAGTTCTACGAACTCTTTGGGCTAAATGATCATAACTTTTAATTTTTGAATTGAAAGTTGTACTACCGTGATATGGATTTGGTAAAACAGACATATGTTATATTTACTAAAAATTTATTTTATTCAGTAATTTCTGGTTCTAATTCTTGATCTGCAATTGATTCAAATGAATGCCAAGTCAACCCAAGTCTAGCAATTTCTGCATCACATTCATCTTGAGTGCCGACAAATAATGTGCTTTGAGTTGCAATTGATTGGTCTGTTTGCTCGTAAATTACAATTAGCTTATTGGCATATACTAATTTCCAGTTACCTACAGAGTCATCGTATGACCAGTTATTTTCATTTGGTGTAATTATCATGGGACTGTTACGGAAAGTGTTGATGTTGCGGAATTATAGGTTGCCGTTGTTCCAACTGGAACCCCCGTTAAGGTAACGGACGCATAGGTTTGAACGGTTGTGCCTTGGAAAAATCGGAAGTTTGTTGTTCCCGAAGGCGGGGAAGTATTGAATGAAACTGCAAGAGGGTTGCCTTGAACTGGGAAAGTCGCGGTTGCTGTTGATGCTCCAATTGTCCTCAAGGCTCGCAGACGTCCAGCGGTTATGATTGTCGTGCCGGTGTAGGTTAAATTTCCGTTTAAGTGAAGTTGCCCCGTCGATGTTTTGTTTATATAACCACTGCCAGCGATGTTTCCCGAAATCGTTAATATTGTCGTTTGTATGTTGACGCGAAATTGTATGCTATGTCCGCTATTTATTTGAAAATTATTTGCGAGCGTTGCTGAATTCGCTATAATTATTTGCGATGGTCCTGCCGAGGTAAACAAACCTGTTCCAAAAGCGTTGTTTTGCGAAAATGCAATTGTTCCTGTTCCCGCAGATGGTGCAGATAATGTTCCTCCCGAATAGGTATTGCTACCTCCAATGGTTAAAGCTGTTGTTCCAGTCTTTGTAAGTTGTCCTGGTCCACTAATAACTCCATTCAAAGTCGATGCGCTTGAGATAGCAATTTGACCAGCATTTATTTGAGTTGGCCCAGTATAGTTGCAAGCTCCAGAAAAAGTCAATCCACCTATCCCGTTTTTTATTACTCCAGTTGTGCCACCAATTGCCTGTGAAATAGTTATTGCCTGATAGCACATAAACTGACGAAATGTTGCTGATGTGCTAATAATAGCACTTACTATACTATTGCGTACTCTTGCTGAAAGTGATTCCGTAAGCGTCATCCTACTATAATATAAAGCGTGTTAGGAACTACATTTACGCCGAGAGCGTTATAGCCAGCTAATGTGATTTGCATCATATTAGTGATTGCTGTTGAATTAGTTACTCCTGTTATATTTGAACTAACGTAAGCAGAACTTGCTTGAAATGTTGTTTGCCAGTTTGAGGAAAGAGAAGTAACAGTAGAATAAGCACTTTCCCAATATCCTGAATTAGACCTTACTAAAGTAGTGGCTTCTGTATCTCCTGCAACTATACCAGTTAGTTTACTACCATCACCATAAAATGAACCAGTGGCAGAAAGATCACCCAATATTGTACCTATTAAAGTACCTCCACTTAATGGTAAGAAATTAGTATGTGTATATTGATTTGATAAACTATTATCCCAAATTGTAGCTGAATTGGATTGAACAGTTGTATATGTCGATTCCCAATTAGCAGTCAATGCTCTTACTTCAGTATCAGGAGCTACAGCAGCAGCTAAATTTGTTAAGCCACTTCCATCCCCATACATTATTCCTTGAGCACTTATGTTATTAACATATGTGAAGTTATTTGCATGAGAACTTAAATTTGATCCAATCGTAAAAGTATTTTCATGTGAAATTAAATTATTGTTTCCTCCTAAAATAACAGAATAATCTCCAGATGCTAAAATTTTATTATTTACACCAGATCCTATAAAACAAAAATCTCCAGCGATATCATTATCTTCCCCGTTTATTACTGTCGATCCACCTCCAGAAATATCATTATTATAACCACCTAAAACACCAGCAAATATTTGATTTACTGTATTATTTCCATATTTAAAATTAACAGAACTGTAATAATGATTTAAAGTATATGGATAATCATCTGAATTTAAAAACGTTTTAACTGATGATACAGAATTTAATTCTGTTGTAGTAAAAAGTTTTCCGTCAGCAGTATTAATCCCGAGTTCTCCTAATTTTAAAGAATTTAATGTTGGCGTAGCACCTGATACATTAGATCTTTTTATTAAAATTAAATTGTCGGTTTCTTGTGGCATTTTATTTTTTAAGACGTTTAATCATTGGCAATGTTTGATTATTCTCTTTATTTAACTTATTGTCTGTATTGTTTTTTTCTTCTTTTTTAAAGAAAAAATCTTTTATTTTTTTGAAAAACATAAAAATATTTACAATAAAAAACCCGAATTAGTTGAACTAATTCGGGTTTTTATGGGATTTATTTTTTTCTAAAAACTTCCACCATCTACGATAAAGTTTTTTAATTCAGAAACACCAGCTGTACCGGTAATATCATCACCAACACTAATATCTCCAGTGAAAGTAAGATTTGTGCCGAAAACGTCTGATGAAGCAGAGATGCTACCAGAAACGGTTAATTTAGAATTTGGAGTGTTAGTACCAACACCAACATTACCACCATCTTTTACGATTAATGCAGTTCCAGACTCTGAATCAGTGAAAACAGCAACGTCTTGTGCTCCTGTTTGTGTAACAGTTAAAGCGGTTTGAGAACCAGCATTAGTAATGCTGAAAGCACTAGTAATTGTAGTTGTAGTTTCAAGTGTGGTAGTAGCACCAAGAACATTGAGGTTCCCAGTAACTGTTAAGTCACCACCTACATTCGCATTTCCGGTGGTATCGATAGTATCGGTATCTAAACCAGAAGAAACAGTTAAACCGCCGTTGAGTGTGACAGCATCTGATTCAACTTTTTCAACAAAGTAAGTATCAACGTGAGAAGATAATGCATTTGTTGATGATGATGCTCCACTAGCAACAGTATCTACATAAAGTTTAGTAGTTGCGTCTGCATTGTTTACAGGAGTTCCAAGATTTGTTAAAACATTAGAACCAAAATTCAAGGTAGAAGAACCCGAAACGGTTAAACCACTGATGGTTGTAGTATTTGTAAATGTTTTTGGTCCGGAAATTGTTTGAGTATTTAAAACATCAACATATGCACCGGAACCTGCAATTGTTAATGTACCAAATTCACCACCATAGTATAATGTGTGATTTTTTTCGCTGTAAGCAAGTTCACCACCAGATAAAGATGGTATTGATGTGAGTCCACTTGATTCCAAACGGCGTTTGATTAAGATTGTGTTTATTGTTGACATAGGCAATAATATTTACTCTAAAAAAAACCAATTTGAATAACTTTTTTTTAAAAGAAACCAGCGTCAATTATACCAGCCTGATACCAATTTGTAGTATCTTGCCATTCAGAAGATAAATTGTTTTGAATTGTATTAACTTCATCATAAGTTTCTACCCAATTTGATGTTAGGGTTTGTATAATGTTTAATTCATTAACTTCTTCTAAATTTAAATAATTTGTTGAATTTGATATTACGTTTGTAGAAACAGATTCGTATTTTTCTAAATTTGAACTTAATCTGTTTATAAAACTGTTTATTACATGAAATGGCGCAAGGGCATCATTAACAATAACACTTATATTGTTTTGTGGTGGATTTTCTATTACGATAGTAGTATTACAGCAACTAGAGGACATAATACTATTTATACTTTTTATATCATGCTTGTGGTTCTGTTTCTGTTGATGTCTCTTCAGCAGTTTCAGCTTCTGGTGTTGTTTCAGCAACTTCTGCCGCAGCTGCTCCAGTATCACCAAATTCAGGAATAGATTCTCCACCTAAAGCAGAACCACCACCACCAGCACCACCACCGCCTAATGCAGATCCACCAGCACCACCTCCAGCAGTTACATCAGCTTCAGCAGTTGCTTGACTTGTAGCATCTTGTATTTCTCTCCAATTTGGACCCATACTAGCAATTTGATCCAATTCCCATTTTAAAGCAGCATCTTTTCTTAACCATTCCATGTTTTCGCTAATTTTTGCGTCATTTAAATTTAAATAGTGGCGCATTGCAAATGTTTTAGAAATTTGTTCTTGAGTAGCCATTGATTCAAAATTTTTAATTTTGATTTCTAGATTTTGATTTTGTCTCAATGCAAAATAACTACTTGGTTCTACGAATTTTAAATCAAAATAAGACTCATTTAATTTATATTCTTTCCACCATCCTCTTATTTTTAAATGAGTTACAAAAGCATCTTTTAATCCTTTTGCAAACTGACTTTGCATACGCAATATCATTTTTGCAAATTTTAATTCATCTCTTAGTATTTCTGCACCATCTTTATAAGAATCTTCTGGATTTAAACGAGTAGCAGGAACTCCTAATGCATTATACAATTTTGTAACAAAATATAATAAATCTTTTAATTCACCCAAATTTTGACCACCTTGTAATAATTGAACATCCGACCCAGTTTCTCCTGATCTTTTGGCAAACCAAAAAGAATCAAGCATTGACTGTGGATCGTATATATTTCCAGCACTTCCTCCGTTTTGAGGATCATATGTTTTTTTAGCCCAATATGACTGCATTAATTGTTTTAAATATGATTCTGCCTTTGCTGGTGGCATATTTCCAACATCAATAGTAAATTTAAGTCTTTCTGGAGCGCGAACCAAACGATATATAACAATAGCATCTTCTATCAAAGATAATTGTTTGTATGCTCGTCTACCTCTTTCGACGTGAGGAATTCGCATAGACATGTCCTCGTTCCACATTCCAGAATTTATGTATGTAATTTGATTTCCCTCAAATGTTATTAATTGATGCTGTAAAGAATTGGCTGGATTTGGGTTTGAGTTTGGCAGATTGAACTGATTTTGTTGAGGATCTGCCATGTTAATTGGCTTTTGAAATATAAAATTCTGAATTACATTATTTTGTATATTATCATAAATCGGATTAATCAACTCACCTGGTACGTTTAATACACCTATAATTCCCAAATCTTTATTTTTATCATGTATTATATTTTCGAAAAATATTTCTCCCTCGGTTAACAATTGTCTACAATAACCCCATCCTTTATGTTCCAAGTCAAAAAGATTTATAAATTTAGAAAATTCTTTTTCTATTTCGGCTTTTTCTTGATTTTCTATTTTAGAAAACATTGAAAAGTTTAAACTAACAACTCTTCCATATTCATCTTTGTTGATAAATTCATCACATATCTCGTCCAAACAATCACCAACTTCAGAAAATGCTGCCATTCTTCTATATTCTGACAATCTTCTAATTTTATCAGAATCAATATGTGCATATATAAAATTATGATAACCTTTATCGGTAGCCATCATATTCGGATTATAGTAATCCGAAGAATTCTGGTTCATGAAAGGACCAGTGATTACCGACTGTTGCATTACTCTTAATTCACGCTTTTTAGATAATCTGTCAAAAATTTCATACTTCGGATTTGTATCATCCACATCCAATGTTTGTTGAACATATGGTAATTTAGATAAAATAGAAGATATAAATCCTCTCCCGTTATCAGGTTGTCTATTTGCTTGTGGTACGATATCAGCCATAGTTATAATTAGTCAACTGTTTCTTAAAAACCACTACTAACATAAATACCACTCATTCCACATGTGGTACATTCAACGCCAACGGAATCAGGGTATGCACTAACAGGAGGCAATTTTCTATCTATTGTCATGACACCGTAACCAGCCTCATTTTCCACAATAATATCAATATATCCTTCTTCTGTTGGATATTCCGGTAATGTAAAATCTAAATAATTTTCATTCAATAAATTAAATTCTGGCACAACTATTCCTTTGAATGGTGGGTATTTGTCTTTTAAATTATCAATACCAGAAAATGGATTGTAAAAGGAAGAATATGAAAACATTGATTCATTCGAAGCACTTAAATATATATTTCTAACATCGAAAAAAGATTTACCATAAACATTAATCTTGAATGGTTCACTTGTAGTAAACTCATTTTTTACCAACATTATACAAGGCTGTGTTTTGTTAGGCTGTGGTCTAGCAGAAATAGTAACAGTTTCAGTATAAAGTTCATCAATATCTTTCAGTAATTGTTCATTACTTTCTATAGCAGAAAAATCAGCGTTTATGACATATATTTTTTTATAAATATCGTCTATTTTTTTAAACAACCAACCTTTTATAGTAAAAGATGTATCTGCTGTTATTCTGAATGCTTGAGTTGGACCCGCATCATTTGGATATTGTATTGATATATTACCATTCCACAAAACCTCACTTCTTATTTCGTAAGGAACAAGTGAATTTTCTAATGTTGGCGTTTTCCAAGATATTATAATATACGGATCACAATATGGAGCAAAATTTGATATAAGTTGATCCATATCATTTTGATATTTTGTTATCAATGTCATATTGACACCAATATTAATCGGTATTGGTTGTGGTATATTTTTTACAAAATCGGATGGTGTTATTGTTGTATTATATGGAACAACAAAACCATCGTTTTTATTAGCAACTCTGGTTTGATCTCTAGATATGCCACCAATGCTTACTGCAATTGCAGGTACTGTTATTCCACCAGGTGCAGGATTTTGTAAACTATTGAATATTCTTTGTTTTGGACCATAAACATAATTTACCTTAATATCATTGGGAGGAGTTGTTACGTTTTTTTGATTATCATATCTCTTGATAAGAACATCATTAAAAGCACCAACAAACTGCTCTAAAACTGTTTGAATTTCCCAATAAAATGTATAATTTTTCACTACATATATTTACATCTAAACTAATCTATCTAAAAAATGTTTAGGCAAATTTTGTTTTTCCCTCATTATAGCATCGACTATTACTGCATCTAGTATATATGTTATCGAATAATCTCCAGATGATCTTGTGCATCTACCACACATTTGAATAAGCTTATTCAACATCTTCATTGTGTAATGTTTTGGATTTGCGTCCATCATTTTTTTAATTCTTTTTGAACTCAATGGTAGATATGGTGATTTTAAAATTATTTGAAATCTACCTAAATCATCATCGAGACTAATTCCTGTATCTAAAGATGGACTAACTAACACGGTAGGTTCATTTGTGTTTTTATGAACGTTTAACATTTCTTCATTGGTAGAAGAAATGTCTTTGAATAAAAACCTTGAATTGTTTCTTGTTTTAAATTGCAGTTTATTTGCAATAAAATTTGTGTGAGTATGAATGACTCCTTTTTCATTAGAATGCTTATCACACAAACTTACAGCAGCATCTAACACATAAGGTAGGTTTTGCTCCATTGTGTTGTATGAAAGTTTGAATTTTTTACTGCAAAATATTGGAGACTTTTTGGGGTCAAATGTTGATTCGGATTCAAAATATTCATAATCATCTATACCTAAACTTTTAGCAAATTCTTTATGATTACTTAAAGTTGCAGACATCATCAATACTTTATCTGCACCGGAAAATATATTTTTTGCGATAGGTTTTATGTCATATGGACATAAAACTAAACTATCACTATCTCTTTTCTCGACCAAATAAGAAGAAGAATCCCAATATTCCAAAGTTTCTTGTAATGAATTAAATATTCTATTCAATTTCGATAATTTTTGCATTTCTTTAAAATATGCTTTATCGCCACTATCCATATCGTTTAGTGTTGTTTTTATAGATTCAACACGATTCTCTAATTGAACATATACATCTTGCAACCAAAATAAAACAGATTTTGAATCATCTGTTAGAATTTTTTTATATTTTATGTTTTCATTATCTATCTGTGAATATTTTAATTCAAAAGTATACTTGGATACAAGTTCATCTTCCAACCCACTTGCTTCATCACAAATATAAATTTCACGTTTCCTTAAAAAGGAAGGAAGATTGAAAAATACCCTATAGTTTAAAATAGGTGTTTTAGATGATAATGCATTATTTCTGGCTTTATAGTATGGACACCTATCACAATCAAAACAATTTTGCTTTAATTTTTTGGAAAAAAGACAAGGTGCATTTTCAGCACTATAAGCAGAATCAACATCACACTGATAATTGTTTTTTCCTTTAATGGTTGGAATATCGTTGAATAAATTCTGATATTGATCTTGTAAAGATTTTGTGATTGTTAAAATATAAGAACTACTAGGATCTGCATTTAAAAAATCAGATTCATGAATGTAATCACCGTTCTTATTTTTTTTATAAACTGAATAATCATTGATTAATGACTTCAGTTTATAGCTCATATCTCTTGTTGAGTTACCAACAGTAACTCCAATATGACTTTTACCAGAACCAGTTGGTAAACACGCTATAACATATTTTTTGTTTGACGCAAAACATTTTTGTATCTTTTCAAGAGCTTCAACTTGTTGAAGCCTCGGTGTTGAATTTGATGGAAAATGCGACGATAGTGATTTATCTTCTAAAGTTT